ATGCGAATGTTGCTAGAATGATTGCGAGTAATTGTTTCATTTTATTTTCCTTTATAAAAATGTACTTACATATATATAACGCACTAGCCCTACAATTCGTTGACAAATATTTATCCGCCGCGACCAGTTCTACGAACTACACTGCTACCACCAAATCCTTTAGTTGGTTTAGGTCCTTGTTTCTTTGGTGCTTTACCCAATCCAGGATGTTCTCCTTGATTTTTCTTTTTAGCATCGTTAGCCATATTGATAAATGGGTTTTTACTTTTCTTTTCTTCTGTCATTGTCGTTCCTTTATAGAATCTAAGTAACTATGTATATCTCCGTACAATGTCATTACTACTGCAATTTTACTATCGTATAATCTAATGAACGGAGATTTCTTTTCGTTCTCTACTTTATTTACACCTATATAGTAGGGGCATTTCAATTTCTTTCCGCACCGGGTAATAAAGGAATACCATGCACTAGGATCTATAGATATGGGTAAATCAAAAAATTCAATTTCAGCATCACGTAATGCCTGATCGCCTTGTGGTGTAAGACGTAAATTAGTTGATGATGGTTGAGTGAACCACCAAATTTTCATTGCTTTTTCAGGAGTGACTTTTGGATCAGAGAGTTGGTCTAGTACCGCGTCTGTTATTGTTTCTTTTATTAACTTGCGTTTAGTCATCAGGATAAACTTTGGTACCGTTGTTCATAAACACGACACTAAATTTATCTGTTTTAAATTGTGCGTTAAGTTTACGACACAAGTTTCTTGCATGACCAGGATTACTGAAACTAGTCTTTTTATATTTAGGAGTAGCGTCAGGATCTTGATAATGTTGTGATTTTAGATTGATTGATTGTCCGTCATAAAAGACCGCCCATATTCCTGCAGCTTCAACAATTTGATCACATTTGTATGTTGTTTTATCAACTATTTCTAAAATTACTTTTGGTTGCGTTCTACTCATTACCAAGTACCACCGGTGATTTCAACTTGTATGTTATCATCAGTGGCTCCCTTCTGCTTACTTAACAATTCATAGTTATCTGCAATCAATTTAACAATCTCATCACGTAACAATCTGGCTTCCAATATAGGAAGAACAAGAGTATTACTTGATTTAGAATCACTATTGGTTACTTTTTCTATGAACCGTTTTATATTTAGCATGTACTATTTATCTGACTTTCCGCTTCGGATTTAGTTTTGAATGGTCCTTTATACGGATAACGCTGTATAAAGATGTATTTAGGGCACATAATTGCTTTTTGTTCTATACCCTGTTGTATTGTGTACCAACCTGCGGCATAAAAACATTTGCTTTTATTGGTTTTTGTGAATAGATGTAACTTACGTTTAATATCTAAAATAGAGTTAAAAACCTTAGATGTTGTTGGATATTCTTTAAAAGGAACATCGGCTTTTTTATTACTTAGTTTACCAATGTTTTCAAACTTGATATTTGTAATTCTCTCAATACTACGTGTATTCTTATAATGAGATTTACTACCATTTAATTTAAGTTCAAATCCTGATCCATCAGCAGTAACGTTACCTACTTTTTCTTTTCCGTTTGTTACTATCCAAAATTGATTCTTCACTACTGGTTTTGCTATCAATGTTTTTATCATGTTTTTCCTCTGTATCATAATTCTTTAATCTCTTAATGTCTTTATGCTTAACTATTATAACATTATAGATTCTATTATCAAACTTAATTGGTAAATCAAGTGTGATAGTAAGGCGTGGACCTTCTAAGTCACTAATTACACTATCAGAGCCAACAGACCCGATAAATGGAATTTTATTCCAATACCCAAAGACTCTTGAACCGAATTCATATTTAGCCTTGTATCGGGTACGTTCAAAATATTCAGATAAACTTGGCATTATATTTCTCCATTTTTATTTCTGTAATGTTTCCCAAACAAATTCTGATTCTTTCATATTTGCAACAGGCCTGATCCAACCATGAGTCATACACTCTAGTATAAGATCCCTGTAATTTTCCGGACAGCGTTGACTAATTTCTATAGTGGCACGTGATACTAGTATAACACCATCCGGACTAAATGCAAAGTCTTTGTCTCCACTTTTAAGTGTTTTAACTTTGAATTCAGGTTCAGTATACTTAAACATTTTAGATTTGTTTATATAGAATGTGATTCATACAATACACCTGTATAAGGACTATTTAGCCACTTACTATATGTCTCAACATTTTGAGATATTTTTTCAAGTTCATACTTCCCACAGAATTTCATAAAGTGAATTCCAATTTGTGAAATGTGTTCAGTACGAACACCATTTTTAATTACATCATCAACCGCTTGTTTAATATCATCGGGTTGTGCGGTTAAGTCAATCAAAATTTGATTTCGTTTATAGTCATCAAGCACTTTGTGTTCAACATTATTGTGGTCTAACCAACGCTGCAACATGAAATTGTTATAATTAAATCCCCGCTTGTTTCTATCTTCAAATGCCTCACGAATGCCAACTTTGTTCTTAGTGCCCTTTTCTCTAGCTCCCGGATAGGATGCGAATACGTTGTCTGATGAATCTCCTCTGACTAATTTTTTGAAAAGTAAAAATTGTGGATCTTCAAGTAGTTTAGGTTCTTTAGTTTTCTTATCTAGTACTGGTTTACCTGATTCTTTTAGATAACCATTTATTGTAATTAACTCATTAGTGACACCATTATATTGCACAACTTTTGGATTTATTAATTGTATGTAGTCGCTATCTGTGCTGATGATAAAATGTTCATCATCAGGATGTAAATGAATAAAACGTGCGATTAAATCATCTGCCTCTGCAATGGGGCAACGCAACACACTACAATTGGTCTTCTCACGAAGGTGCGTTATGAAGGTATCATATGTTTCCCAAAACATTTTATTTTCTTCTTTCTCAGCCTCTGTTTGAGACTGAGCATCAACTATACGATTTTTCTTGTATGGTTCATAATAGTCCTTACGCCAGGATCTACCTTCAAGACAGAAAACAACATGGTCAATTCCAAACTTCCTAACGATTTGATTACATGAGGCAAGAGTTAGATGTAATGCCATTCCTATCTTTTCCCATGTGTCACTATTACGTGATGCAATGTGACGGGCACGGAAGAATGTATTAGCGGTATCGATTAGTGCGTATTTCATGTGTGTATTATATGCGTATATTTAGATGTTGTCAAGTTATTTAAGTTTAATTTGGGCAATATTCAATCGTGCAAATACATCATGCCCGAATTCCCATCCTTCTGGCATACTTGTTTGTAAATCTAATTCATTGTCTAATAACTCTGCCTCTTCATTTGTAATCAATACAATGGCTAAGTTAGTTTTAATCATTTGGGCAATCTCAGTCACACTATGTTTTTCCATAGTCATTGTTACTGCTTGATTGTATATAAGGATACAGGGTACAATATGTTCTCTGTATGTATTTTCTTTAGTACGATTAACTGACTCGCCAATTGTAATTAAGTGGTCAATACTATCGCCCTCAAGTAATGCCCTCGTATTTTCTAATCCAAATCCATCTTCACTATCAATAAAATATTTGAAACGTTTGGCGATCTTTTCAAAAATATTACGTTCACTTACTTCACGTGCGATTGGTTTAATTGCCTGACCACGTACCTTGCGTACAATAGTTTCAATTGATTCAATGATACCAACTAGTATCCAAAAGTTTTCAAGTACCTCACCATCAAAGTGTAAGTTGATGAAATCTTTTTCATCTTTACGTTTTTCTGCACGTTTACCAATTTTTTCATTGAAGCCTGCTTCAACAAATTTTTCTCGCATTACTTTAACATCTTCTGGTCGTGCTAACCATCCTATTGTATAGTGATTCTTTTTAATTTCACATTTGATTCCGTTATTGGAATATAGGACAAAAACATTTCGGTCTTCAAAAATGCGTTCGGTGTATCCTCGTTCGCTACAGGATTCTTTAAATAAAGTGAAAGATATTGGTTTGGACATATTACTGTTAAAGTTGCAAGCAGATACAATTATAACATAATTTGAAAGATTTGTCAACCAAAAGTTATAATACTTTTAACTTACTTCTGTACGACCACCGCCCAAATTACGCTGTCTAACATTTCTAACATCTCTATTCGTGGGGTCGGCTTGCACTTGTTCATACATTTCCAAAGCAATATTCCTACATACATCCTGAAACCAACGATCGGCAATATCAGTATCAGTATCATCTTCTTTCATTTTATAGCCAGCTTTAATTAGATTTAAAATAAACTTGTCATTCCAATCTAATTCAAAACTACCATTATGTATATCATTTGGATCAAGGTCCAAACGCAATACATTTACATATGGCTCACCTGCTTTAGTGGCCTTTTCTTTATCAGTTAACTCAATAGTTTTAGGAGACTTCTTTACTTTGGGAAGTTCTTTATCTACTGGCTTTGACTTTTTAAACAGATTTTTTATTTTATCTAACATAGTATATTATTTACTGAATACGTAAATACCCTCAAATTTTTCTCTACCTTCATTACGAAAGTTACCAACACCTGGTCTGGTGTTTAGCATCATTTTAATTGTCTTACGATATTTGAATCCCAGACTTTCAGCAGTAGTTATCCATTTATCAACTACAAAAAATTCACCCCCAATACCCTTATAATCAGCAATATTAGTAGCAAATATTCCATCACTATTCAACCCATTATATATATTACGCAAAGTTGGAACTAGATAACCATCAAACCATTCATCTAACGTAGTATAAC